GTTTTCTGTGTTTGATAAGGAAGTTTTAGATATTTTAGAAAACGAATTTTTAAAGTTTTCTAAATCAATGTACGATGTTAAAATTGATGAGAACACTTTAAATCAGATTACTAAAGTAGTTACTCAAAATTTACCATCAGGTGACGATATCAAATATCAAAATTTTCAGTTATTGATGAAGAATATGATGTCGACAAATAAAGTTGTTACTAACAATTCAACCCAATTTAATTCATCGGTACAACAAAACCAATTAAAAAGTATAATGACTTATGTCCAAAAACTATTAGAATATGATGTAGTTGTTAGATATGGAAATCCTTCAGGATTCGACAGAAGAGTTTTTGGTAGTTTCTCAACAATTGAAAAACCTGAAGACCCAATAACTTACAATGCGTATGTTGTTGGTTCTTTACCATCACCATCAAATACAACGTTAAGTTTAAGTAGTTATTTTAATAATAATCCAAAAGCTTGGGCAACTTTGAAAACATACGTTGGTTTTTATACTGAAGATGGTATTAGTTATAATTCAACAGGATGTACGGTCACAGATTTTTTTATAGATAATAATGTAGAATTCAATGAAGATAACGCAAGGATATTTGCACCACTTATAAAAATATATGCAACACAAAAGAAAATAGACCCAACATATAACGCAACTAAATTTAGACAATCAATTAATCAATATTTACTTGATAATAATAAATTTTCTGATTTGGTATTTGATTCTTTATTTACCAAATTAAAAAAAGAATTACCCAATATTACTGAACAACCAAAAAAAGATACTTCAACATCTTTACAAGGCGAACAAACAAAATTAGAACTTTATGATTCTTTTAAAGCGTTAAATGATACTTGGATTGCGGGATATGATTTTAAGCAAACTACCTTTATGGAGGATGTTTTATTATTAGATAGGGCAAGTAGGAACATTAGAGATAAAATATTACTTGACCCATTTTTAACAAGAAATTTATTTCCTGGTTCAGGTGTTTTAGGAATTAATGAAAATTCTGCGGTTTATGGATATGTTAGTTCGGTTATACAAGGTCATAATTTTAATGTTATGATGATGTCGTCTTGGATTAATTTTTACAATGTGCAAACCCACGACCAAGAAAATAATCCAAAACCCGAAGGAACATCTGATTTTGGTAATTCTATGTTTGGAACCCATATGAATGTTGATGCGAGAGAATCCTCACCTAAAATTGTTTGTACCTATAACTCGTTGGGCAGTGAACACGTTGATACAACCAAAAATTCGGATAATAGATTTGGAGACGATTCTTTTAAGTTAGAAAGAAGAGGAAATCCTCTAACAACTTCATATGATGATAAAACAAAATGGTCTCAAGTTAATAAAGTTGTTGGGTTTAATGTTGATATTGGTATTAGAAATCAAAATATGTTTTATTATTTTGATGTCTCACAAGATGTTGGAAAAGAAACTTATGAATCATTATTACAAACTGACAACCAAATTAATCAGGCAAATGGTAAAAAAGGCTCTACTCAAAGTACTAGTTTATGGAGTTTTTATAAAAAAAGGTCATATGAATGTCAGGTAAGGAGTATGGGAAATATGATGATTCAACCCACAATGTATTTTAATGTTAGATATGTACCTATGTTTTATGGCCCGTATTATATCACAAGTGTTAAACATAATATAACACCGGGTATGTTTGAAACTACTTTTAAGGGAACAAGACAAAGTGCATTTTCATTTCCTAATATAAGTGAGGCTAATTATTTACAGTTAGTAACCACAAAATTATTAGAAGAAATAAGAGAAAAATTAGCTCAGAACCAACAAACATCAAAAGCTAAATTAACAAATAGTGCTGACACATCTACACTTTCTTCAGAATTTGGTGATATCGACATTTCAATTAATTGTCAACCATTATTACCGAAACTATATGAAAAATTTATACCGGTGTCTCAAGTTGCCGATAATTCTTCGGCACAAGAAGTTGCGGACAATATAAAAAAGTATGTTGTTGGTACAAATAACGATTTAGTTGCTAGAAGAATATCATTTGTAACTTGTTATTTGGCGTCTTGGTCAGATACTATTTTTACATACTATAATAATAATATATGTGGTGCGATTTTATATTTAGAAAATACCGAAAATGTTAAAAAAGCTTACGGAGATGCGGATAGTAGATTTTTACAAAAAACTTTTTTGTGTAGAAAAGATATTTTTAGAGGATATGTTTCCCAACCAACGGCTTGCTTTAATACTAAAGAAGATATGTATGGTTTTTTAAATGCAAGGTGGAGGTCAACAATTGTTGGTAATACTGTGGCAACAACTGAAGATTATCTTAGATTGTGGTATACACGTTGGAATAGAAGTTTAAATGTTAATGATTTTAATGCTTTTAAAGTTAATTATCCTGAACAATATGAAAACTATTATAAAAAAGTAGAAGCAGCATTAGTGTTTGCAACAAATTTACACCTATCGTAATTTTAATTAAATACAGATATTTATAATAAACAATTTTATGAGTATAAAAAATACATTAGATAACTACTTAGGAAAACAAGGTAGATATACAGAAAAAGAAACAGGACACGGAACAAAAGAAGTTTGTGATTTAGATACGGGAGATTGTTACACCGTAAGAATGAAAGATGGTTTAATCGAAAGAGTAGACCATATGATGACAACAAATAAAAAAGTTCAAGTTGAAACATCTAAAGGTGTTAAACAATTATTAAATGATTAATTATATGTCAGTAGATAAAAAAATAATAGAAGAGTTAAACAGATACCGTAGTATCAACAAATACATTATGGAACAAGATGTTCCTGAAATTCCACCACCAGGAGGTGAGGAAGGAGCGATAACACCTCCACCACCCGGAGGAGAAATACCTCCATCACCTGAGGCAGGAGCAGCACCAACACCTGTTGATGTTGAAAATGACCCTGATGTAGAAAAAATTGGTAGTGAACCCAAAGGAGAAGAGACCGGAGGAGACGAATCAGGTACTGAAGAATTAGATATTACTGATTTAGTTACTAGCCAAAAAGATATTAGTAAAAAACAAGATGATTATTTTGAAGAACTATTCGCCCACATTGAAAGATTAGAATCAAGATTAGGTGAGATGGATAACCTTGTTAATAAAATCAACTCTTTGGAAGCAACTATTGAAAGGTCAAGACCAAAAACCCCACAAGAAAAACTTGAGTTAAGAAGTTTAGATTCAGGTCCTTACAATCAGAAATTAACAGATTTTTTTATTGATAAGGAACAAGATATGCAAAAATCGGGAAAAAATGAATATATTTTAACTTCAGATGACGTAGAAAATTTTACATCATCAGATGTTAGAACATCGTTTAATCCTCCTCAGTCACAGAAAAATTTTGGAATATAATTTGACAAAATAAAAAATCGGGCTTATATTTTGGTATAAATTAAATTATTCAAAATTAAACCAAATTTTTATGTCTACATTAGATTCGGTTCTGGCACAGTACGAAAAGTCAAAACAGTCAAGCGGTTCTGGAACAAACAAAATGTCCCAAGAAGAGAGGATGAAAAGATACTTTGCGGCAATCCTCCCCGCAAATCAAAGTTCAGCACAAAAGAGAATTAGAATTCTCCCTACAAAAGATGGTGGTTCACCATTTGTAGAAGCCTGGTTCCACGAAGTACAAGTCGGAGGTCAATGGAACAAAATTTATGACCCCGCAAAGAACGATAACGAACGTTCTCCACTCACAGAAGTTTACGAAGAGTTAATTTCCACGGGTAAAGAGTCTGACAAACAATTGGCGACTCAGTATAGGGCTCGTAAGTTTTATATTGTTAAAGTAATTGACAGAGATAAACCCGAAGATGGTGTTAAGTTCTGGCGTTTCAAACACAATTATAAGAACGAAGGCGTTCTAGATAAAATCATTCCTATTTGGAAAAACAAAGGTGATATTACAGACCCTGAAAAAGGACGTGACCTTATCATCGAGTTAGCTAAAGCTAAGACTCCTAAAGGTAAAGAGTACACTATTATTCAAACGATTATGTACGATGACCCAAGCCCTGTTCACGAAGAGAAATCTCAAGGAGAAGCTTGGGTAAATGACGGATTGTCTTGGAGAGACGTTTATTCTAAAAAACAAACCGATTATCTTGAGGCAATTGCCCGAGGAGAAACTCCAAGATGGGATAATGACAAAGGTGGATATGTTTTTAGTGACAGTACTTCATCAGAAGTTATGTTAGGTGGAGACCCTCAGGCAGAACAAGAAGCCGATTCGGATATGCCATTTTAATTAATCAAAAACAAAAGGGCGGAATATCCGCCCTTTTTTAAACTTTAAAAAAAAATAAAACTATGTCAAAAGCTAAAAAGAAAACCGTAGCTAAAATGAAAGCGGAAAAAATTGTAAAACCATATGCGACATTAACTGAAGAACAGTATGATGAACTTAAAAATATTATTACTTGGGATAATCCAATTGGTGATTTGAAAGATTTATCAACAGTGGGTAATCTTGATTTACTCGAAATAGGTTTTAAAATCGGAGAAGTATATTCATCATTTGTTAAAACAATGGTAAGTTTTGAAAATATTTTGGACAATTGTGTTGTTGAGAAAACTGAGGAAGAAACTGAGGAAGTAGAGGAAGATAAAGAATTTGATTGGGACTCAGAGGATGAGAATTAAAAAAAATGAATGAATAGTACTTTATTTTTTATTGGTATGTTAATAAACACAATTGCATTTATATTGATGTCAATTGTATTATATAGGTTTATAAAAAGAAAAAAATATGGCAGGAATTAAAAAAAAAGAAATATCCTTATCAAGCATTAAGAATAAATTCTCAACAAAAACAAAATATAAAGAAACCGAGTTTTATAACTGCGGGCAGGCGTTTTATGATGCTTGCGGATTACCAGGTCCTGTGCTTGGTGGAATTAATATGTTATTAGGTCACTCAAACGCTGGAAAGACAACGGCATTAATACTTGCGGCTGCGGATGCTCAAAAGAAAGGACACTTACCTGTATTCATCATTACAGAGAAAAAATGGAGTTTTGAACACAGTGTAGAGTTGGGATTACAGGCACAAAAAAATGAAGATGGAACTTGGGATGGGGATTTTTTATTTAATGATTCGTTTGATTATATAGAGCAATTAACGGATTATATAAACGAGTTGTTAGATGCTCAAGAGAAGGGGGATTTACCATACAATTTAGCGTTCTTCATAGATTCAATCGGAAGTATCCCTTGTAAAATGACATATGATGGTTCGGGTGGGTCAATGCACGACGCTAGAATTTTGGCGGATAAAATAGGTAGAGGTCTTCATTCAAGAATATCAAAATCAAAAAAAGAGGATTACCCATATATAAATACTATGTCTGTAATAGTACAACCTTGGGTTCAATTACCGGATTCGCCTTTCGGTCAAGCTACCATCCAACCTAAGGGAGGCCAAGCTTTGTTCTTGGCGGCATCTTTAGTATTTTTATTTGGTAACCAAAAAAGTTCGGGAGTTAGTCATATTACTGCAACAAAAAATGGTAGAACAATATCTTATGCTGTCAGAACTAAAGTATCACTTCTAAAAAATCACGTAAATGGTATACAATGGAAAGATGGAAAAATAATTGCAGTACCACAAGGGTATATATCGGATACAAAAGAAGAAATTGACAAATACAAAAAAGAATACTCACAATATTGGAATGCAATATTAAGTGGTGATGGTGAAATTACTTTGGAAGAAACAAGTGATGATGAATTACCAGAATAAAAAAAAGTAAAAAAAATTATACTTTTAGTATATTTGTAGATATTTATTATATATGGGAAGAAAAAAAGTTGATGATGATAAAAAGAAAGTGAAGTTGGCGGTGTCAATAGACCCCGAATTACCACAATATTTCAAAGACAAATCAATAAATCTTTCTTCCCTTGTTAATAAACTATTAAAAGAATATGTTAAAAATGGAAATAAAAGTTTGTAGTAAATGTAATTTAGAAAAATTATTATCTGAATATTATAAAAAGAAAGGTTGTTTAATGGGGGTTAATTCTTATTGTAAATTATGTCAGTTAGAATTAAAACAAAAACATAGAAAAGAAAATCCTGATAAATATAAAGAAGAAACAAAAAAATATTATCTAAAAACACGGGAAATTCAGGCGGTAAAAAAGAAAAAGTGGATAAGCGAAAATAGAGAAAAATACAATAGTTATTGGACAAATAGGAAAAAAAATGATGAGGTATTTAAATTAGTAATGGGTATGAGGTCTAGAATATGGAAATACTCAACATTACTTAACATCACCAAGAAAAACAAAACTTTTGAAATTGTCGGTTGTTCTCCGCAAGAATTAAAGGAACATTTAGAAAAACAATTTGTTCCGGGAATGAGTTGGGAAAACAGAACAGAATGGCACATTGACCACATAATTCCATTATCATCGGCAAAAACAGAAGAAGAATTATACAAACTTTGTTATTATACAAATCTCCAACCATTATGGGCGGAGGAAAACTTAAAGAAGAGTAATAAAATACTAAATTAAAAATTAACCCCTCCCCATAAAGGAGGGTTTTTTATTTGACTTACCATCTATTAACAACTATACTTAATTAGAAACAATATTTTATCACCACACAAATGGATAAGTGAAAACACTTTTAATTGACGGAAATAACCTGTATATGGTCGGCTATCACGGAGTTAGAGATTTATTTTCAGGAAATGACCACATCGGTGGTATTTATCACTTCGTTAATACAATCAGAAAACATTTAGAAGAAAGTAATTACGACAAAGTAATTGTATGTTGGGACAGCGAGTCAAACACTTCTGTAAGGAAACAATTATATCCAAACTACAAGGCTCAAAGAAAAAATGAAATGAGTGAAGAGCAGTATGATTCTTATCTTCACCAAAGACAAAGAGTTAAACAATACTTGGAAGAAGTATTTGTTAGACAGGTTGAGGCTCCAAACAATGAGAGTGATGACCTTATCGCCTATTATTGTAAGATTGCATTAGATGAGAATATAACCATCTTATCTGCGGATAAGGACTTAACCCAACTCATATCAGAAAGGGTCCAAATTTACTCTCCTATTAAGAAAGAATACTATAAATTCGGTGATAAGATATCTCTTAACAAAGTTGACATCCCCCATCAAAATGTATTACTAACAAAAGTATTTGTTGGTGATAAGTCAGATAACATATCAGGTATTGATGGGTTAGGTGAAAAGACATTGGTTAAGTTATTTCCACAAATGCTGACAAAATCCTGCAGTATAACAGAATTATTAGATAGTGCTAGAATTTTACAGCAAGAAAAGAAAGTTCCAAAAATTATTGGTAAAATTTTGACTGGCGAGTCAAAAAATGGTATACTTGGGGAAGAGTTTTACAATACGAATTTAAAGATTGTGGATTTAGGTAATCCACTAATTACAGATGAGGCAAAAGAGTTAGTGGAACAAGTTTATAAAGAAAGAATTGACCCCACGGATAGGGGATATAAAAATCTAATGAAGATGATGATGGAAGATGGATTGTTTAAGTATTTGCCAAAAGATGATAATGCTTGGATTAACTTCCTTAAACCATTTTTAAAATTAACAAGAAAAGAAAAGAAAAAATAACCAAAAAACAAATAAAGTATGAAAGAGATGGAAATTACAAAAATGGAATTTTTGTTAACACTTAATGACATTATTATTGTACAGAGATTCTATAATGTTAGAGACTATAATTCTTCAGTGAAGAATTCGGTAGAACTTTATGATTTGATGTTTCAGATTAAGAATGAATTACAAAACGATTTGAAGTGGAAAACCGTTGTTTATATGGTAGACAACAAAAACCTTATCGAACAAGACCAAAATGTTATGAACACGTCAATGACAGACAAACCTGAATATTTTAATATGTATATTAAGGTTGGAGAACAGACAATTTGTCATAGACAGTTTGATGCCAAAATGTACCCGCCAAAGATAAGATATACTGTGGATGTTCGACCTTACTTAAAAAGTATTCTTAAAGATTTGACTGACATTTTTTCAGAAGAAAATTTAACTTATGAATATCTTGGACTTCCGCTAGAGGTCTAATATTTATTTTAACACAAACACATTTTAGCATGAATTCTGACAAAAATTTTAATTATTTAGGTAATACATTTCAACTACAACTTCTTAACCAAATCATTTTAGACAAGGAATTTTCTCGTTCAATAATTGATGTTACCGAGTTAAACTACTTTGAGAACAAATACTTTAAGATTATCATTCAGATGATAAAAGAGTATTATGTAAAGTATGAATCAACACCATCGTTTGACACTTTGGAACAAATTGCTAAGTCAGAAATTTCACAAGAACTTGCGGCAAAGATTGTCTTAGATACAATTAAGCAAGTGAAAGATGCACCATTTGAAGGTGTGACATTTGTTCAGGAAAAAGCATTGAAATTCTGTAAACAACAAGAGTTACAGAAGGTGATGACAAAGGCTCAAAGAATTATTGATGGGGGAGAGTTTGAGAATTATGATGCGTTAGAGGAAATGGTTAGAGAAGCCTTACAAGTAGGTGAGGTTGACAAAGGAACTGAGGATGTATTCCACAACCTTGAGGATGTATTAAACGACGATTTTAGACATCCAATTCCGATGGGGGTACCTTCTATAGACAAACTACTTAAAGGAGGTTTGGCGAAGGGGGAGATAGGTGTGATACTAGCTCCAACGGGGGTAGGTAAATCAACATTACTTACAAAAATGGCAAATCACGCTTATAATCTTGGGTACAATGTTCTTCAAATATTTTTTGAGGATAACCCAAAGATTATACAAAGAAAACATTTCACATTGTGGACGGGAATATCACCTGATGAATTGGCAAATCAAAAAGAATTGGTGATGAAAAAGGTTATTGAAATTAAGGAGACACTACCAAATAGATTGGTCCTTAAAAAATTACCTTCCGACACAATGACGATGTTACAGATTAAAAACCAAATTAGAAAGATGATTGCTGAGGGTAATAAAATTGATATGGTACTTTTGGATTATATTGATTGTGTTGTCCCCGACAAAAATCTTGGTGATGAGTGGAAAAGTGAAGGTTCAGTTATGAGAGGGTTTGAGTCTATGTGTCATGAACTTAATCTCGTAGGATGGACTGCAACACAAGGTAACAGAAGTTCAATATCTTCTGAGGTCGTTACCACAGACCAAATGGGTGGTTCCATTAAAAAAGCCCAAGTTGGACACGTTATCATTTCAGTCGCTAAAACTTTACAGCAAAAAGAAATGAAATTGGCGACAATCGCTGTCACAAAATCTCGTATTGGTCCCGATGGAATCATCTTTGAGAACTGTAAATTTGATAACGAATTATTGGTTATTGATACCGAAAGTTCCGTAACGTTCTTAGGTTTTGAAGAAAACAAAGAAGTACAACAAAAGAACAGAGTTAAAGAGTTATTGGAGAAGAGAAAAGAAAGAGAGACACAAAACAAATAAACTAAAAACAAAAAATGAATAAAATGGACGCATCTCAGAAGATATTGTCTGACATTACGGTGTATATGAAATACGCCAAATTTTTACCCGAACTTGATAGAAGAGAAACGTGGGAAGAATTAGTAAACAGAAACATGA